AAACTCGCGTGCGAGATCGTCACAAGCATCAGCCACGTTTCGGCAGTGGTTTCATCCGTCAGGCTGTCTTGCGCAGGAGTGGAAAGCGTCCGCATTAGCGCCCCACGATGTAAGACCCGGCGCGGGCGACAAGCTCAATTGCTGGTGTGGTCGCAGGCTCATAGGCGTCAGCCAATTTGACGCGGAATTGAAGCGCAACGCGCCTGTTGTCGGTGCCAAAAACTGGGGCTCTGTAAGAGCTCAAACACCAAAATGTTGCGCTTTGCCGAGACGTGGGATGCACCCAATCAAAGGACAACACACCATCGCGCAAGTTGTCTCGCCACCAAGCGCGAAACGTCTCGAACTCCGCCGCAGTCATGTCGATGGCGCCTGAAATCACATAGTGCTGGCCGGTAAAGCGTCGCCGGATTTTGACGTCTCCGGTTTCCATTGTGGTCCGAATAGCATTGTCAATCGGCTCCTCATTGAAGCCGGCCACGTTGAAATACTGCGGGATGTTAGAGGGCCAAGACGGCATAGGCGATCCTCTTAGGCTTGGCGGACCAAGGGCCGCGCCCCGTAGCGGCTGACCATGGCGCTGTCGGTCTTGCCGGCGGCGACGTTCTTGCGCTGGCTGTCCCGTAGGGTCATCTCAATCATGCGGCGACCGTCAGGCCCACGGCGCTCTTGGGTTTCGACGGGTTCAGCGTCAGCCCCCCGCTGATCGTTGATAACAATTTGCACCCCTCCCCCATCCCCGGTGGTCTGCACACCGAGACGCCCATCAGGCCCCCGGGCGAGAGGAAGGATCGCTTCCGCCCCCGCCTCAGCAAGAGAGCCGATCCCGCCATTGGCCATGGGGAAATAACCCATAGAGGCCGTCACCCCGCCCATGGCGAAGGGGATGACGTTGCCGTCATAGAAAGCGTTGCCGAGGGCGGAGCCTTTGCTTGGCACTTTGCCGCCGCCACCGCCCGCGGCAATCGTTGCCATGTTGCCACTGCCCCCGCCAGTGTTGATGCCGAGATTGCCGAGAAAGCGTTGCAGGAAGTTGGTCCCCGCATCGGTGACGGCGCGGCGCCACGGGGCGGTAAGGTTGCGGGCGATGTCCTCACCGATGTCTAGGGCGATGTTAGCGATGCCGCGCAGAGCGTCTTCCGCGCTGATCCGACCCCGCAAGAAGCCCTGCCGGATGGAGGAAAAGAAGATGTTTTCCAAGCCCTCCCCAAGACGGCGGCCAGAGCGCTCAAGGCTGTTTATCCAGCCCATTTCTCGCTCAACCCGCTCTTGGGTTTCGATGTTCTTGCGGGCTTGGATCGCAAGGTCTTCGCGCGCGACCTCAAGGCCGCGGTTGCGGAAGTCCTCTTCCAAGCGTTTGATCTCAAGCCCAATCCGCCGCTCGCGATTGAGGCCCATGGTGATGTCGGATTCTTCCAAGGCGAGCTGTCGGCGGCGCTCCAGCCCTGCAAGGCTGTCGGCGATCTCGTTTTCCGGCCGGCGCGCTTGCAAGCCCCGCGTCGTATCCCCCATGCCGGGGTTGTCGGCTTCCGCAAACTCCGCTTCCAAGCCTTCTAGGGCGCGGCGACGGGCCACGGGATCGCCTGCCGTCTGCGCCATGCGCTCAAGCCGCAAGCCCTCGCGACGGGCCTGTTCTTGGGCTTGGGCAAGCCGCATATCCGCCTGAAGCGCGCTCTGCCCTTCCAGCACTTCCCGCCGGATGCGGAGCATTTCCTGCACTTCCGGCTTGTTGGCATACTCCCCATAGGTAGCGGTGAGGGCGGCGATCTCAGCGTCAATCTCGGCCTGCGCCCGCTCTCGCGCCCCTTGGCCGATGGAGGGAAGGATAAACTGGCGCTGGGCGTCAAGCTCGGCCATGGTCGAGGCCTGTTGCCCCCGCGCCCCGGCTAGTTCTTGCCGAAGAACAAGCTGCAACGCCGCATCCACCCCAGGGCGCTCCAGCGTCCCGGCTTGCGCCATGTCCATCTCATAGGCGCGCATGTAGAGATCGGAGCCACGGGAACCGAAGCGACCCAAGGCCGTCTCTGCCTCGCCCTGCTGCGTCAAGGCCCGCGTGAACGGGTCCACGATTGCGGCAAGCTGGGCGTTGTAGGTCTCTAGGCCTTGTTGCAGCCGCTGCAAGGAAGCCGCTGCGGTTGCCGGATCAAGGCCCGTCTCCGGGTCTTGGCGATAGGCCGCCACCAGTTGCGGAATGGCATTTATGGAGTCCTGCACCCGCCTGATTTCAGAGGTCACTTGCCCCCGTTGCGCATGAATAGAGCGTAAAGAGGCAATTGACCCGAGGCCCGCTTCATAACGCGCTTCGGCTGTGTTCAGGCTTTCATCGAAGTACGCCGTTGCGTTGTCGCCGAAGTTTTGGACCGACAGCACTGTGCGCGCCTCTGAGAGCGCGCGACCTTGGTTTTCCTCCCGCACCATGGAGACAGCTTGCTCGCGGGATAGCCCGCGCTCGCTCATTAGCTGGTTGATGCGCGGCAGATCGGCCCCCGTGATAAGGCCCGCCTGCATTTGGGCAAGACGAAACTCATCACGGCTAAACAACTGCGCCCGCACGCCCTCAATCGCTTGCGTGATGAGGTTGTGCATGGATTGCACCATGTTTGAGGCCTCAATGGCCTCGCCCATGTCTTGGAGCATGCGCGTCCAAGCATTCTGCATCCGCGCATTGGAGCGCTCAATGGTCTCCGGCGCGGTCATGGATTGGCGCTCAAGCTCCGCCATGCCCCGTTCGAGGTATTCAAAGAACCGCTGCGCGCTGACCTCCCCGTTGGAGATCATGTTCATAAGCTGGGATACGGGAACCCCCGCCCCCTTGGCGAGCACATCGTCCAAGGCGCCCATGTTGGTGGCCATGTAGCGATAGTCTTGGAACCGCAGCACGCCCAAGTTCATCATCTGCTGAACCTGCCACATGGCGCCGTTGATTTGGCTTTGGTTCGCGCCAGAGAGCATCCCTAAGCGGCCAAAGCTCTCCACCGCCCCGCCGACTTGGCCGGACGACATACCCATCGCCCGGCCCGCAATGGCCATATCCCCATATTGTTGGGCCGAGGCCTCGTAATTCATCCCGAGATCGTCGGCGATGCCCATGATGGACCCGCCCGCGACACGGGCCGTCGCTTCCGATCCCCGAAACGCAAAGCGCAACCGAGCCTGTAGCTTGGCGATGCTGTCTTCCGCGCGCGCCGCGGCGAAGGGGATTTGCGTCAGGCCCGCAACTGCGGACACAACCGCGTTCGCCGCAAAGAAGGCGAGACCCCCGGCGGCGCCCTGGACCGAAGCCTCAAGGAGATTGAACCCCCCCGCCGCCCGCCGCGCGCTTTGATCCGCCGCGGTGTTGGCCTGCGCGACTTGGGTTTGCAGCGTGTTGTCCGTCAGGGGGCTGAACTGCTTCCACACCCCGCCGCTTTGGAAGCGGGTCAGCTTACCTTCCAGCGCGTCAAAGGCCGCCGTGAACTCCGCAAAACTCCCCGCCAAGCCCTGCTTCATGGCCAAGGCTGCGGTTTGATAGGCGCGCGCCGCCTTCACAGCGGCTTCCGAGGATCGATCCAATCCCCGGATGAACTCCACCAAGCGCACATTGACGCCCGTGAGTTGGGCCGCCATTTCCGCGGTCATGCGGCTTGGCTGTTGGGCGGCTTGCCCAAGCTGGTTCATGCGCAGCGCGGCTTGAGCGGCGTTGTCGGCGACGTTATCCGCCGCCATGGCCACTTGTTGCAGGGAGGATGAGGCCTGCGCCGCATTAGGCAGGTCGAACAAAATCCCGAGACGTGCGGTTGTGCCACCGATCATTGAACCGCCCTCCCCTCTTGGGAGCGGGCTTTGGCCTGCGCTGCCTCGTGCTGCATGTAGGCCATATCAACGGCGCGGATGGCCTGGACTTCCCAGGGGTCAAGCTGGGCGCCGGTCAAGCGCTGATAGGCTTCGATTTCTTGGAAGGAGATTGGCCCCGGTCCAAAGCCCCCGCCCCGCGTTTGGTGCAGGGCGCAGAAGGCTGCCCAAAGCCCTTGGGCTTCATCGGGCAAGGGAGGGGGTTCAAGGGGTTGCGCTTGCGCTTTGCCCTTGCCTCGCTTGGCGAGGGCCTTTTCGTGGTCACTGACGGAAGCGCCGTCCCCGGCTTTGACCGTCTGCGCCCAAAGGTGGCGGGCGTGCTCGATCACGCGGGCGACGATTTCGGCAAAAAATTGGCACGCACGCCGGTGAAGCGCTCTGCCTGAAACGCGATCCAGGGATATTGCTGGAAGAGCGCCAAGGCCGCTTCCCGAGAGCACGGAACGGGCTTGCCCTTCTCCTTCCCCTGATCCGGGGTGAAGACGCCCTTCCAGGAGATCGCGCACTCAGCGAGGACGATGGCTTGAAACTCCCCTTCCCCAAGCTCCTGCCGGCGCTCGGCGGCGTCGCGTTGCCGCTTCTGCGCCCGGCGCAGGCCTTCGGCGTAACGGGCGCTGTCTGGCCCGGCGAAGGTAATGGCGAGAGGTTCGCCCCGGATCAGGACCGGAGCGCCATCGCCCCCCACGATCACAAGCTCCACGCCCTCTTCCGAGCGTTTCCGGGTGTCCACCACATCGAGGTCAAATTGCATAATGCGCCCTGCTGGTTTATTCAGGGCGAAGCATAGGCGTGGACGTGGTTAGGGGGATTTCTGCATGGAGAATGGCGCGGCGGCCGCTGGCGGGTGGTTTTTGATCCTGCTCAGCATTGCGCTTTATCTGCTTCCCACGATCATCGCCAATGCCCGCGGTCGCGCAGTGGGGCCCGTGGCAATCCTCAACCTGTTTCTAGGCTGGACCCTCATTGGCTGGGTCGGTGCGCTCATATGGGCCGCCACAGAGCGCACCGCCGCAGAAGAGAAAGCCCGCCAAGCGTGGTCTAGGCGTTAGACCGCTGGATCGTCAGCGTGGACTGATCGTAAGCCGTGGAAGACCCGCCCGCTTGCAGGAGAGCTTGGAACGGGAACGTGACCATAACCCCGCCTGACGCCGCCACCTGCTTGGACGCCCCGTTCAAGCGCACGTTCTGCATGTTGAACGCCAAGAAGCCCTCAGGCGCGTTGGCGTCGTCATAGCAGACCGCCGTGAGATCAACGGCTGTTTCGTTGATGAAGGCGTTGATGAGCGTCTTGTCTTCCAGAAGCGCCGTGACGGTCCCGCCCACAACGATCTGACCATAAAAGATGTCCGGGACGTAGGGCGTGCCGATCACGGGTTGCGAGCTGAGGTTATGGCTGATCTGGATGTCGAGAGACGACACCGCGCCCATTTCCGCCCCCGCCAGACGCAAGCCCCCTTCAATGCCGGTAAGCATCGTGGATGCTGCGGCGTCCGTGGTGGACGTGAAGTAAGGCGAGCCGGACCCATCGAAGACTTGGCCGCGGCGTCCTTGCAACTGGAATGAGATGCCTGCCGGCCCGTTTGGCGGGATGCGGATGGAAGCGCCCCCGATCCGCATGGAATCGAACACCTCGCACATATCGAGGTCGGAATAGCGCTGCTCCAAGGTCATGAGCGGTTTGGCGGTCCCGAAGGTCAGTTTCCGACCGGGCCGCACCACGCTAAACGTGGTCTGCACGGTAAACGCCGTGGGCGCGGGAAACACCGTCATGGTGGTGGCGGTGAGGGCGGTGATGCGGAAGTTGATGTTGTTGTTCGCTGCACCGCCCGCGGGGATGGTGGTGAACCGCACCACGTCGCCGACCTTGAAGCCCGCCGTGATGAGGGAGCCCGCCCCAAAGGTGAAGACAGAGCCCGTGGCGGACACGTTCGTTCCCGTCGCTTGGGTGTAGGCGGTTTGCGCCGCGGTCCAATCGGATTGACGCATGAGGCGGGGCAACCACGTATCCCAGGAAGACAACGCCAACACGCCTTCAATCTGGCCTTCGACCCGTTGCCCGCCGTGACGGAACGAGGCGATTTGTTGATCCGGCCGAACCACCGGAGAGGCGAAGCCGTCCTTCATCGTGTTGAGCGTAGTTGATACGCGGTCAATGCCGACCGCAGCATCTCCCGTCGCCGCTGGCGTGCCAAAGGTTGTTTGCGGCGCGGCGTAGATCACTACGCCGACATTATCTTGGATCGCCATGAGGCTTTCTCCCAAACGAAAAAGCCCGCCGAGAGGGCGGGCTTGAGGATGGATGGATCAGAGGCGTTTCAGCCTATGGTGAAGGCCAGAAGTTGAACCGTGACGCCGATGGAGAGCCAATCGCCGTCCATCATCACGGGGGACCGGCGCACATCCATGACGCGGGCGCCTATTGTGTCTCGCGTGAGTTTGGTCTTGGGCATGAAGTGAGCTTGGATTGCCCCTGCCATGCGTTCGATGGCTTCTGTCCCCTCCGAGGCCGGATAGAACAGGGTCACATTGGCGTTGATGTCATGCTGAATTGTTGGGGACGCACCTGACCCCTGCGTGATCCGCGCGGCATTGGCCGGGACATAGGCCTCTGAGATGTAGGGCTGACCCAAGGTCGGCCGATAAACCCCCTGCCCTTCCCAGGCCCTTCCTTGGGGCAAACCCACCAGAAACCGAGGCGATGCGCCTGAGCCCGTCGCCGTGCCTGTCGTGGTCAATGTCGAGGCTGTGAGGGATTTGACCCGCACCACCGTCCCAGAGCCCACGCCCGTCACCTGCACCTCTTGTCCGATGCGAAAGCCGTCCGTGATCCAAGAGCCCGAAGCCCGCGCATAGACGCCGCCCGAAGCGGTGACGCTGCCAGGCGACGCATCCACGTCCACTACCGTCAACAACCGCTCACGGAACGCCGCCCGCAAGGAGGGGTGAAGGGTCTTGAGGCTCACGGCGTGAACTGGAATCGCTTCGGACTGTAGGAGCCCTGCCGGCGCAAGTTGCCGTTGACGATCCGTTGGCCAGCCCCGAGAGATGCCTTCATCCGCTTAGCCGCCTCACGGCGCTCTTGCTTGCGCTGCGTTTTGGGGTTGGCGAAGTATTCCTTGTAGCCGCTCGTTCCGTAAACGGGCTTGTAACCGTCGAGGGACGGCCCCAAGAGTTGCTCGTACTTCTTGTTGTTCACCGGGGAGCGGTCGCCGCGCAGGGTCTTCTCTTGGTACGCGTTGGACCAATCAGAGCTCCTTTGACGCGGGCTGTTCTTAAAGCGCTTCCAGGCTTTCGCCACAGCCTCGCCGGTCTCTGCGGCGCGCTCGGCGGCGGCGACTTGCACGGCACGTTTCAAGATCGGGTTCATGTCATCCTCACAATCCAAAACCAAACTCTTGGGCGTTCTTGGCGACCCAGTAGGGCCATTTGCTGACTTGGGTCTGCACGTTGTAGTCGCCCTTTTGATCGTATTCCCGGCCCAATTTGTCCTGCCCGACAAAGCCATATTCCATCCGCATCGCGTAGGCGGCGTTGTTGGTCATATACATGACGGTTCCAGGCGTCACTTGGCCCAAGGTGATTTGCAGGGTGGCGAGCGGATCATGCCCCTCAGGGGCAAGGGTTGTGATGGGGGCGCCGATGCTGGATTGCCATTGAGAGCGAAGGTTGCCCAAATCAAAGGCCGTCCCTTCGATGACCGCTTCGCAGCAATCTTGGATCGCCCCTCGCGCCACCTTCTGCAGAGCGTCTTGGTTGCGCGCGATGAAGGCGTTGACCGTCGCCTTGAACTCTTGCGGGCTGGACACTTAAGCCTCCGCTACAAACGTCGCCATGATGGCTGTATCGCCATCAGGGTTGAGCGCTTCTGGGGCGGTGATAATCCGATATTGGACCCCGGCCCAGCTAAAGCGGTCCCCTTCCTGAGGGGATTGGGCAACGCCGGAAAGCGCCATGGTGCAGGATAGGCGGGCTTTAGAGACGTTGGCGCTTGCGCCGAACATCTGCGCCGCTTTGCCTGCACTCAAGGGAAGCGCGAGCAAGGGAGCGGTGAAGGTGACTTCTGAGCCCGCCGGCATTTGCGTGACCGGATCAACCGCCACCCCAGGGCGGGTGAAGGTTGTGACCTTTCCCTTGGCGCGGACCATGCGATCCGCAAGGGCGATCTGGGAGGCGTAGGCGGTCACGTCGGATCGCCGGTATCGTGCATGCCGATGGAGAAGATCGGCTGTTCAGGAACCGTGGCCGCGCCAGAGTCGGCCATGGAATAGAGCTGGTTCTTGTCCCGCATGTAGGGTTCGAGAAGTTGCATCGCCGCCCGGAACATTTTCCCCACCGGAGCCCCGGGCATGTAGCTCACCGAGATCGGCCCCACGCTTTCCGCGCTGACCTGCCCTCCCCTGTCGAGATCGACATAGAGGCTTTCGGACAGGGCCTTACGAGCAAGCTCCATGGTGGCGTGCTTGACGCGGGTGGGAACCCCCGTGACCAGATAGCCGGACCAGTCGGCAAGGTCAGAGCGGGGAAACTCCCGCATCTGGCTCGCCTTGAGGCGCAGGCCTTTGAAGCGCGCGATTGTGTCGATGTAGGCCGTGGCTTCCCGAATCGCGGTTTCGCAGGCGGCGTCAGTAGCGGCAATCCAATCCGTCCAGCCGCGGCTCTCCGCGAACGTGTTGGAGTAAGACACAGACACATAAGCATCGGCCTCATCCAGGCCGGTCCCGTCTTCAACAATCAACGGCATGGCCTAATTCCTTGTTGTGCCTGCCCGTCTGTTTAGCCCGATGACGACGTGAGCAAGGCTGTATCCAGTGGAGAGGCCAATGGCCCACATGGCGAGCATGGGGATCAAGTCCGCGCTCACGCAGCGTCGTCCATTTGGGCTTGCGTCTGCGCTTCGGCCTGCGCCGCGGCCTTCACGGCTCGCATCAGGTCCACCACGTCATCCTCCATCGCGCGGATGCCGAGGGTTTTGATCGCTGCGTCAAGCAGGCCAGCGAGCACCTGGAATTGAGCGGGGGTGAGGTCGAGGGTCATTGCTTGCCTGCCGTGATTGCTGCGTTAATGGGTGCGAGGTCGTAGCCCGCCCACCAGTCGTTGCGCAGCATCTGCTCAAGGTGACGGACGTTGCGATCTAGCGTGTCGAGATCTTCCGCGTCCGTGGTTGGCACGAGGCTGTTGATCAGGGTCACGCTGTCGAGCATCGCTGAGTAGTGGCGGGCGGTTTCTTCGGGTGTGGGTGTGTCAAGCATTGTCAGTCTCCATTAGGGCCAGAGGGTTCCGGCGCTGTGGTCGAAGAGAATGGCGTAGTTCGTCACGCCGCCTGCGGTTGACGCGATGATGACGTCGCCGTCGTCGCCCAATCCCGTGCCATCGGACAGCCACACCACCATGTTGCCTTCAGCAGGCTTGGCAGGGTCGGAGGTGCGCTCACGCAGGCGGATACGGTCGTGGAAGTAGCGGTCGCCAATGTTGATTTGGTTGTTGGCGGTGGCACTGTCGCATTGGACGGCGGCACCGATGGCGATGTTGCTGCTACCCGTCGTGTTATTAGACAAGGCTGTTTGGCCAACGGCGGTATTGTTACTGCCAGTAGTGTTGCCCTCTAGGGCGCTCAGCCCAATTGCTGTATTTTGAGAACCAGTCGTGTTTACATAGTTCGAGCGGTGACCGACCGAAGTGTTCTGCGTGCCGGTTGTGTTTAGCTGCTGCGACTGCAAACCGACGGCGGTGTTGTAGTTGCCGGTCGTGTTAGCTTCTAGAGCACCTGAGCCAACAGCGACGTTTTGCGTGCCGCTGGTGTTGCTTGAAAGAGCGCCAAAACCAACCGCTGTCAGGTTAGAACCCGTATTATTCGCAACCGTTGCGCTGCCGCGAAGTGCTTCGAAGCCTACGGCGACGTTGTTGAAAGTGTTGTAGTAGCGGAGGGCGGCTTGCCCAACCGCGCTGTTGTTGGAGGCAGTCGTGTTGTTTTGGAGCGCGCTATGCCCCACCGCGCTGTTACCGCTGCCCGTGGTGTTGCTGACGAGGGCTCCTTGTCCAAAAGCGTTGTTGGCACTGCCTGTGGTGTTACCAAAAAGTGCCCCTTGTCCAAAACCGTTATTGTTGTCGCCTACGGTGTTGCTTGAAAGGGCGGTCACACCAACCGCGCTGTTGTTCGTGCCACTCGTATTACTCAGGAGCGCCTGATACCCAACGCCTACGTTATTCGTCCCCGTCAAACTCGCGCTGTTCAGCGCCTGAAAGCCCAGCGCGGTGTTGCTTGACACCGAGGTCTGGCCGCCCAGGCCAATGGTGAGGGTATCGATGGTAGCGTGGCCTAGCGCCGTGATCCTTCCGCCTTTTGACACGCGGAACTGACTCACACCCCCCACCTGCAAGTCCAGCAACAGGGAGCCCGCTGCGGAGCCGGTGTCGGTGACGTTCATTTTGATGGCCGTGAACGTGGTGCCGCCTGCGTTCCACGTATCCGCCATGTCGTAGATGTTCATCGTGGTCATGTCAGCGTCCTATGACTTTGTGACCATCGCGGCCGATCACCACTAGACCGGCGCGGGAAAGGATTTCTTTCGGCGTGGTGATGCTAGGCAACGTGCTCGCCAAGGTTGGGCGGCCGGGGAATCCCGCGCGCTTCAGCATCACGCGACCGCGTGCAAGGTAATGTTGCCGTCTGCCGATCCGTCACGGATCACGGCAAAATGGGTCATGCCCTCCGGGACACGAACAACCTCCGGGCTATCGGCCGCGATGGGGAACGACGTGCCCGCTACGCTGGCCGCTGTGTCGAGGCTGCCCGCATTGTTTGTCCCGAAACGGACAAAACAACGGACGCTCGCCATGAGCCGAACTTCACGGGTGTCGCCGAGGGTCGGGAGGGCGTTCGCCGCCGTGCCGGTCGCCGTGACAGACACCCGAACGCCGGACTGATTGTATTGCCGCGTGGCGCGGGCATAGCGCAGATGCGATGACATGGGTTATGCCTTCTTTCGCGATTGGCGGGCCTTGGGTGCGGCTTGTTCGGCCGGGGCGTCCTCCACCCCTCCCTCGCCCTCTTGCGCATCAGCGAGGCTCTGAGCCGCTTCCAGCGCGGCCCGTTTGGTCAAAGCCCGCGCCACAGACGCGCCGTTGTCCAAAAAAGCCGGAAGCGTCGGGCTTATCTTGCGCTGCTCATAAAGCTGGCGCAAACGCCGATCCGATAGAACCCCGTCTGGGATCGGATCTCCGGGGACAAACTCCACCCCGTCAATCCTCATGGTGCGCGCCGCCACGAAGGCGAAAGCGGGGGAGAATGGCGCTGGACGCATGAAACCTCACAAGGAAAGACGGGCCGCGAGGATCGGAGGAAATTGGGCGCAAAACCCCCGCGGCCCGTCACACGGTGGTGGCTTACGCCACCGCCGAACCGAGATAGACCCCAAGATCAGCGGAAATGACCTTGTAATCGAAATAGTCTTCGATCTCGAACACGTCCGAGCGGATGCCCTCCTCCCGACGTTGCAAGACGCGGGTTCCGGTCGAGCCGGTCCCGTTCATGCCCCGCCAAGAGAACATAGCCCCGGCCGACACCGACCGCAGGCCAGGCGAGCCCGCATAGCAAAGCATCGCCGCCTTGCCGAAAATGAAGGCGTTGGAATCCGAAGCCCCTTCCGCTGCGGTGTTTTCGATGGCGTCGCCCACCAGAACGCGGTTCACCTTGAACAGTTGCGCCATGATGTTGAGGTCCGCCATCGCAGGACCGCCGGCAATCTGGCCGTATTTCACCCGATCAATGATGTCGGGGTGGTTGAGGAGCGCATCGAACACGGGGCGGCCCACAATCATCGTGTTCGGTCGGAAGCCCGTCCGCTGGTGGATGACCGTCGAATAGCGCTGCACATCCTCGATCGGGGTCGAGGTTTCGTCGTTCCACTGCTTGAACTGATTGGACGACGGCGAGCCCGAGACGCCGGTTTGATCGCCCGTCCACACCGAGGTGGTGAAGAAGGTCGTGGCGAAGGCCTTTTCCCGGTTGAGAAGCGCCTGATGGGTCAAGAACTCCGTCGCCTCGAAGTCGGGGTTGATCGCCGCATCGGCGTTGGCGCGGGTTTCGTCCGGGACTTCCGTGCCGAGCGCAAAGGCGTCGCAGCGATAGGTGTCGGTCTCGAGCGAGAGGTTCGCCCGTTCAACCGGAGCCCCAGGAGCCCGACGCTTGACCTCCCGGCGGTGGAAAGCCCCCGGCGGGATCTTATAGAACACGTCCGACTGCTTCTGCACGGGGAGCATGCTGAAAGCGTTGGCGGCGATGAACTTCGCCTTGTCTTGGATGATCGCCACCGAATAGTTGGTCAGCGGCGTGTTGACATGCACGTCAGAGGGGAGGAACGGCATCGCCTATCCCTTTCATAGCTTAGATGTGAAGGAGGAAGGGCTTACGGCTGGACGCCGATGCGGCCCCCAACGAGGACTTCGATAACGTCGCCGCTCGAAGCGGCGGCAGCCCCGAGATACTGGCCGACGATGTTGGAGCCGGTGACGTCGGTGGACGCCACACCGCCCGCCGTGGCCGTCACGGCGAGGCCAGAGGCATCGGTCGTCACCAGGGCGCCCGCGGAGATAGAGGCCCCGGCTTTCACCTTGACCTTGCCGCCGGTGATAATGAGGGCTTCTTCCCCCGTGTTCGGCTTGTTGTAGAGCACGCCAAGAGTGGGCATGCCCGCGGCGCTGGCCAAAACCGCTTGGCCGGCGGTTCCGGACGAGCCGAGCGCGACGAATTTGTATTGGTGAGTGCGCAGGTCCGCGCCGGCCACGAGGGTCAGGCGGTGCGCGTCAGAGTAAGCAGCCATGAGGCAAACTCCTGCACCCTGAGGCGCGCAAACGCCTCAGGTCATTGGTTGGATGGGTTGAAGGGTTGGGAGATCAGCCCCGGCGGGAGCGCTGATACTCAGCATAAGCCTGGGGGTTTTCCTTGAAGGCTTTGGCGATCGCCTGTTCCTTCGTGAGGTCTTGGCCGGAGGCCCGAGCCGCTTTGAGGATGTCTTCCGCGGCTTGGGCGATTTGGGCGTCGATGCTGGCATCATGGCCCGCTTCGCCCAGGGTCTTGAGCATCGGCGAGGCTTCAATCGCAGCTTGGGCCTGCTTGAGGATGTCTTCCAGCACCGCGGCGTCCGCTTGACCGGAGAGGCCCTTCGCCACCCGCATCAGAAGCGGGCCGACGGTTTCGGGCTGACCGATGCCAGAGCGGCGGGCCTTTTCGATGTGCTCGAACTCCTCCCGCTCGGCCATCATCTTCGCCACAGCTTCCAGAGCGACTTCGCCTTTTTGGAGCTGCTTGCGGACGGCTTCCGGCAAGGTCGCCACGTCGATTTCTTCCGCCGCCTTGGCGACAGGCTCGCGGCCCATCTTGCGGATCTGGTCTTCGTACTCCGAAAGTCGCGTGTCGCGCTTGGCGATCTCTTCCCCGGCTTCCACTACGGCGTCCGTCAGGACGTCGCGGGCTTCAAGCAGGGCCGGAAGCAAAGAAAGCGCTTTGGCGATTTTGGTAACGCCTTCGTCTTCGGGATCTTCTTCCAGAGCGGCTTCCACAATGGCGAAAGCCTCTTCAAGATCGGCGATGTCGTCTTCGGTGAGGTCATCGCCCTCCCCTTCGTCGCCGTCTTCTGGATCGGCGTCGAACTCGGCGCCGTCTTCAATGTCTTCGATTTCGTCTTCAAAGTCGAGATCGGTGTCTTGCGCGTACTTCCGCATGGTGTGCTCCTGGGTTGTCAGGGGTTGGGCGCGCTTCACGATCTCGCTTCGCGCGTGCTGATTGGCGGGTTCGTCCACCAGGGAGACCTCAGTGATCTTCATGTCGCTGAGGCGTTTCTTGAGCTTGGGGGTGGTCATTGGCCCATAGGCTCCAAACGAAACCCCGCCCGGTGAGGGGCGGGGTTGGGGGTTGCTGGTTGTTGTGTCGCGTGTCAGGCGCGGCGGCGGCGCTTGCGCAGGTTGGCGATCTGCTCGCGATACTGGCGGGCGTGATCGGCCATGCGTTGCACCGATTGGCTCATTGCCGAGTCCCGGTACTGCATGGCTTGATTAAAGACGATGTTCGGCGTGGCCATGCCCATGCCGATCATAGAGCCGGCAACAAGACCGGCTTGGATCTTGAGCCCAAGGCGCGACCGTTCCCGGCGCTTTGGAGCTAGCCCCCTCGCCTTCTCGCGTTGGATCGTGCCCCGGATCAGGCCCAGAGGCCCCTTCGGTTGGGCGCTGTAGTTTCTGACGGCGCGGGCCGCTGGCTTATTCGGGCGCTCCCGCACAAGGCCTAGAAGCCCCACAGGGCGCGGCTTGGCGACATAGCGGGCGACCTCGCCCCGCTTCTCCATCGGCGTGCGCTTGCCCGATCCCCCGATGGAGAAGGCGCGCAGTTCGCCTGAGGCGACCCGCTTGCGGACCTCAGGATCATGCACCTCCATGCCAATCCACCAGCCGCGCTTCCCGTGACCGATGCCGTGGGCCTTGGCAAAGTCGTCGTCAATGATGACGCTTTCCACCACATCCCCGATCCGGTCGCCGTCGTGCATGGCCTTCGCCTCGCGAGCGTTGGAGATGTAGTCGTGCGCAGACTTGCGCATCTCTTCCATGGCGATCACATCGCCTTGGACATCGCACACCGGCTCGCCGTCCATCTCGCAGACATTGGCCCAGCCCCGGACATAGCGGCCGGACACATCCGCCTTCTGGAACTCGAAGCGGAAAGCCTTCGAGATCGGCTCAATCTTCTTCCGCCCGGCCTTCAACCGGGCCTGTTCTTCCCGAAGCCGCTTCAGCGCCGCCTTATCGGCGGGCGTGGGCTTCTCCCGCATGATCCGCTCCATGTAGGCGATTTCCTTAGGGAGGGCCTTGAGGCGGTAGGCGATGGCTTGTTCGTCTCCGTCCTTGGCGGCGCGGATGAGCGCGGTTTTTGCGCTGCGCGTCCCCATGGAATACTTCGCCGGGAGCGTGCTTGTTTTGGCTTGGGCGATGTTGCGAGCGGTGGCCTCGCTGGGTTTCCGCTCGTACCGAGTGCCCTTTAGCTTGCCGTCGATCTCGGCAAGCCTAGCGTTCATCTTGGCGTCGTTCTCCGCCCGCATCTGCTCAGCGCTTGGCATAGAGGCAAGCCGTCGCCGTTCCTTCGCGGCATCCAGCTTGGCGCGGGCGTCAGCGAGAGCCGCGCGGGCTTCATCGGCTTCTCGGTCGATCTTGGGCCGGTCCTTGAGGTTGGCCTTGTTCTTCTCTTGCGAGCCTTTGCGGCCCGCAGCCTTCATCCCATCCCGCCGGTTGGCGTCCTGGGCGTCCAGGGCGGCCTTCAGACGATGGGAAGCCGCAGAGTGCGCTTCCTCAGGGCTTGCCTCGATCTTGGTTTCAGACGCCCGGCGGAGCTTTGCGCCGGTGGTGTCGGCGAAGGCGGCGGCTCTCAGGGCATCCCGAACCTCTGCGTTTTGAGGCAACGGCTTTCCCGTCACTCTGCGGTGAATCGCATTGGCTTTTGGCCGAGACATGTTTTCAAGTATTGTTCGACCGTAGTTTCCAGATAACAGCTCGGCTAATTCTTTTTCGGTTTTAACTTCTGTCGCCAGCCTTCGTGAAACTAAACGATCATAAGCAATTAAGCGTTGCATCCCGTCAGAAAGGTTCTCGACGCCTTCTTTATAGCCCGTCCCAGGCAATCGCTCTTTCAGGGCCGCCAAAGGCGCGCTTGCAATGGCGGCTGCATCACGCGCACGAAGCGTTTCTCGCGCTTGTGTTGCCGCTTCCGCCGTCTTTCTTGGCTTTGCGCCTTTGGGCTTTTGTCCGTCCACCCAGCCGTCGCGGTTCTTGTCGTTCCGGCGGCGGGCGGCGGCTTGGGCCTTGGCGCGGTCTTGTTCGAGGCCGCCCCGCAGCTTTCCGCCTTGGTCTTTGAGGCTGGATGGGTCTTGCCATGCGCGCTCAAAGGACACGCGATCCTGCACGCCGCGTTCCAGCATGTTCCCGGCTTGGCGAGCGCGAAACGCCTCCATCTGCGCAATGGCCTTGCTGGACTTCCCGCCAGCGCCGCGCCCGGTGACGCGATCATAGAGGTCCGCCCGCCGCCGCGCTTGGGCCGCAGTCTTCGGCGCCGGCAGGCTCGCCCGCGCCTTATACACCCCCTCTTTCCGTTCCTTCCGGCGGGAGAGGTAGCCTGCAAGCTTGGCCCGGCGGCCTGCCATCATCCCGAGAGCGGCGGTCGCGGCGTAGTCGAGAGCGGCCCCACCAGCAAAGCCAGCCGCTGCGCCCTTCGGCCCGGCGGCAAGCCCACCCAATGCCCCGCCAATGTATCCCGTGCCAGGGGTGGCGGCGAGAACCCCCGCCGCCCCGCCCATCGTCTTGGCCGCCTGCGAAGCCCGCCGCAGCGTCGCCGATGTCCCCGCCTTGAATGGGTTGGCCGGCCTCTGCAGGCGAACCTTCGGCAGTTTGCGGGAAAGGCGGTAAGCCCCCTCCCCCGCTTTCGTGGCGGCATCCATCACCGCCTTAGGCGGCTTCGGCAAACGCAAGCGCTTGCCGATCTGGCGCATATGGCCTTTCCGAAGGGCTTGGCGGGTTCCAGTCGCAATCGTGCTCATGGGCCGTGAGAATAAGGCCCAATGCGGTCAGGGGGATAAGCGCTCTAGGGGGTTAGTTGTCCCCCAACTGGACCCAAGTGATGCGGATCGAGCCGGAGACGGTCACGGTGGAATTGGCGGTGGCGTCGGTGGCGCTCACGGCCATGTTCAAGAACAGGTCCGCCGCCGTGTCAGTGCCGTCCAGCGTGACCGCCCCTTCCGTCGCCGTGGTTTCGGCTTTGAGCGAGCCCGCCGAGGCCGCCAGCGTCACAGACGTGGACGGAATGATGTT